TAGAACCTTGGCAAACAGAAATCATACAAGGAATATTTGGTTGGAAGTCTAAGAAAACTAAACTAAGAAAGTTCAGACAATGTTTTATCTTCATACCTCGTAAAAACGGAAAGACAACTATGATGGTTGGTATAGCACTTTATATGCTATTTTCTGATGGAGAGAAAGGAGCTGAAATTGTTTCGGCTGCCGCAGATAAAGAACAAGCTAGGTTAAGTTTCAGTATAGCCAAACAGATGGTTTTGCAAGAACCTAATCTTATAAAAAGAGCAGGTACATTCAGAGATTCTATCACTTACGATAAGGTGGGGTCGTACTACAAAGTCATCTCAGCAGATGCAGATACAAAACACGGTTTAAATTTATCTTGTTGTTTACTAGATGAGATTCACTCACATAAAAATCGTGACCTCTACGATGTGCTTCTTACGAGTATGGGAGCGAGGAGGCAACCGTTGATGTTAGGTATCACGACAGCAGGAGCAGGTAACCAAAAGGATCACATCTCTAGGGAACTTTACGATTATAGCAAGAAACTTATTGATGGTACTATTGAGGACGATTCTTTTTTAGGAGTTGTTTATGAAGCTGCCGAAGATGATGATATTTATACCGAAGAAGTTTGGAGAAAAGCAAATCCTGGTTATGGTTCAATCATCAAGGAAGAGTATATGAAGCAACAAGCGGTAAAGGCTCAAAATGAACCTTCTTACGAAAATACCTTTAGAAGATTACACGTTAATCAATGGGTTTCTAGTAGCTCTAGGTTTATCTCAGACATTCAATGGATGGGATGCTCTAACGAGGTTAACTTAGAATCCCTTAAAGGAAAAGTTTGTTACGCAGGTTTAGATTTAGCTAGTACTAGAGATGTTACTTGTCTATCATTATTGTTTCCTGACGAAGAAGAAGGTTACGATATTATAAACTTTAATTTTATACCCGAAGAAAACGCAAAGAAAAGGTCACAAAGGGACAAAGTAAACTACGATAAGTGGGAAAGAGATGGTCACGTTATCTATACACCAGGCGATGTTTGTGATTACAATTACATTAAACAAAAGATAAGAGATTTAAGCCAACTATATGATATTAAGATAGTAGCTTACGATAGATGGAACGCATCTCAAATTGTGATAGACCTTACAGAAGAAGGTTGTCCTATGATTCCAGTAGGTCAAGGATTTAAAACTATGTCACCTGCAACAAAGGAGTTTGAAGGATTAGTTCTTAGTGGAAAGTTAAGACACGGTGGTGATCCTGTGTTACGTTGGATGATGTCAAACGTAGTACTAAATCACGATAGTGCCGATAATGTCAAGCCCGATAAATCTCGTAGTAACGAAAAGATTGATGGTATTGTCGCTTGTATAATGGCATTAAGCGAGGCAATGCAAAACAAAAACAAAAGCGGTTCAGCTTATGATGACAAAGAAATATTCTTTCTCTAAAAACGAGATTATACAATCCCAATATTTTGCTATTAAAGAGATTGCATCAAATGTTCTAAGGACTAATAATGATTTACATTTCCTTAACGACTTAACACAAGAGGTTTGTTTAATACTTTTAACTCAAGAAGATGAATCTATAATAACGATTTATGAAAATGGGCATTTTAAGTTTTACGTTTCTAGGATAATAACAAATCAAGTACTTTCCTCTAGTTCACCGTTTCACAAAAAGTATAGACAAAAGATTTTAAACTTACCTATCATTGAAGAGGATTACAATCCTTTAGCGGATCAAGTTTGGTTAGATATTAAGTATCATTTAACTAAAAAAGAACGAGATTTAGTTAATTTAAGGTTTGTTTGCAATTTAAAAGTGTCAGAAATAGCTACTATTAAGGGTGTTTCTAATAGACAAATTTACAAAAGTTTAGAAAAAATCAATAAATACTTGAAAAATAAATACAAATAATGGTTCACAAAACGTGTATTTGTATATATGTATATGGATAAAGGCATTAAACTCATAAAGAATTGGCTACATTATTAGATTTTTTTAAGAGAAAACCACAGGTACAACCTACCGAAGAAAGGTTTTATAACACAAGTTTAAGCGGTCAATCCTTTACTGGCAACAGTTCAGGTCAAGCCATAACTAAAGAACGTGCTTTACAATTATCAACCGTTTGGAGTTGCGTTAAAGTAATTTCAGAAACTATTGCTTCTTTACCAATATCTTTATACGAAAAAGATGAAAGCAATAAGAGGTTTATTTTATCTGACAATCCACTCCACTCTCTAATAGGCGAACAACCATCTACACTTTTTAATTCATTTAGCTTCTTTGAAAAAGCTTTAGTTGATTTATGTTTAGATGGTAATTTCTTTGCTTACATCGAAAGAAACAACGGAGGTTTACCTACTCAAATCATACCTATACAATCTAATGATGTAAGTGTTTATATATCACCTGATGGTAGGGAAGTTTACTATAATATTGAGCAAAATGAAGTTGTACCTTATCCGATTACAGGTAAAGTAACCTCTGACAATATGCTACACATAAAGGGTTTATCAACTGATGGTATTATGGGTAAAAGCCCAATACAAACTTCAGCAGAATCTTTAGGTGTATCTTTATCTATAGAGCAATTTGCAGGATCATTCTTTAAAAATTCGGCTTCAGTCGGGGGTGTCATCACCCATCCTGGAACACTTAAACCTGAAACGGCTAAACGACTTAGAGCAAGTTGGAATCAAACTTATAGCGGTTCAATCAATGCAGGTAAAACAGCTATCCTTGAAGAAGGAATGGACTTTACTGCTAGGCAGATTCCAAACAATCAAGCACAATTCTTAGAAACTAGACAATATCAAGTTAGCGATATTTGTCGTATCTTTAGAGTACCGAATCATCTCGTAAATGACTTATCCTCAGCAACTTACAGCAATATTGAAGCACAGCAAATAGATTTTGTGGTCCATACGATTACACCTTGGATTAAGAGAATTGAAATGGCTTTAAACCAAAAATTAATTCCTTTCAATAAAAAAGGTTCTCAATATTTCAAATTTAATGTTACAGCCCTTTTAAGAGGTGATTCAAAGTCAAGAGCAGATTACTATAGAACTTTACTAAACATCGGTGTATTAACTCCTGATGAAGTTAGAGCGTTCGAAGATATGAACTCTATGGGTGGCGAAAGTGAAAAAGTTTATATGCAAAGTAATATGATGCCTTTAGATAAATTAGGCGAATCAACTAAAAGAGAAATATAGTTATGGCTTTAAATCAAATTAAATTACAAGCTACCGAAGCAGTATCAGTAGATAGTGGTGGAGCGGTAAGTTCTGATGTAACATTAGTAGAAAAGATGTTATACATTGGTGTTGCAGGTAACGTAAAGGTTGATGTAGCAGATTTAGGTACAGGAATTATATTTGTAGCGGTGGCAGCAGGAAGTATTCTTCCAGTTAAAGTAAATAAAATTTACGCTGCAGGAACAACTGCACAAGACATTGTAGCTTTAAGCTAATATGATAATAGCCATACAAAATACAATCGGAGCAATAGCTAGTAGTTTTAACGCTAACTTTGATTTAACAGTTAATACTGCGTTGGCGGGTTCGGCAAACAATAAGTTTCAATTGCCATTAATTAGCAGCGGAACTATCTCTATTGTTGTGAATTGGGGTGATGGTAGTACAGATAATATTACATCCTTCAATCAAAGCCAAACTTTACACGAATATTCTTCTTCAGGTGTATACAATATAAGTATTAAGGGTGAGGTTAAAGGGTGGAGATTTGATAATTCAGGAGATAAGGATAAGATTATCAATATAAGTAATTGGGGACAGTTTAACTTTACAAATAACAATAGTTTTTTTAATTGCTCTAATTTAACTTCTACTGCTACAGACAAGCCAATAATATCAATCTCAAATCTTGAAAAAACATTTAGACAATGTTCAAACTTTAACGGAGATATCAGCAATTGGGATGTTAGTTCTGTTACTAAAATTTCAAATATGTTTAGGAATTGCACTAGTTTTAATCAAGATTTAAGCAATTGGGATATTAGAAATGTAACTAATATGGATGTTGTAATGGAAGGTGTAACGCTATCCACAGCTAATTATGATGCTTTATTAATTGGTTGGGAAGACCAAGAACCAGAACAAGATTGTGAACCTAATTTTGGAAATTCAAAATTTACGGCAGGAGGTGCAGCCGAAACGGCTCGTAATTCATTAACTTCAACTTACGGATGGACAATAACTGATGGAGGAACTGCATAATGGAAATAAATAAACCAACAAAGACTACCTACTTTATTTGTAGAAATGAAAAGTTGCAAATAAAAGCTTACGGAATAGTAAAGCCTAATCAAGTTATGACAACTACAAAGGCTCACGTTAAAACATATATTCGGGAACAACTTTGGTTAAATGAATTGTCTAAGAACGGAATTGATATAATTAATTAGAACTAATACTAAAGAATCTATATAGTTATGGAAAACAAAGAAACTAGAATATATAACGGCAACTTAGAGATTCGGATGGATGAAGATTCAAAAGAAACTAGAGTAAGTGGTTACGCAGCTTTATTTGATACTGATAGTAGAGATTTAGGCTTTAGAGAAACAATATCTACACGAGCATTCGATGGTAGATTAGAAGATAACGTAATTTTAACTTTCAATCACGATCCTAACTTAATGTTGGATAGAAATATTGGTGGTACTTTAGATTTATCAATAGATGAACGAGGGTTAAAATATAGTGCTACTTTACCTGATACAACAACTGGTAGAGATGTAGCAGAACTTATGAAAAGAGGTTTGCTTTATGAATCTTCATTTGCATTTACTGTGACTGATGATGATTGGAGTAAAGACGGAGATACGACTCGTAGACAAATCAATCAGATTGGTCGATTAGTTGATGTTTCTATTGTAGGGGTAGGAGCTTACGCAAATACCGATGTTGCACTTCGTTCTAAAGAGGCTTTTGAAAAAGAAGAAGTCCCAACAGAATTGGTGGAGCAAAATAGTGAAGAGTCATTTGACGATTCAAAATTAAATTTATTAACTAACGAATTAAACTTAAAAAAACGAATATGAAAAATTCGATTGAAATTCGCCAAGACAGAGGTGTAGCTATTGAAAAAGCAAACGACCTACTTACTTTGGCTAAAAACGAATCTCGTGACTTTAGTGCAGACGAGCAAGTATCTTATGATGGAATGATGACTAGCATCGACAAGATGGCTAAAGACATTGAAGTTGTAGAGCGTCAAGAAAAATTGAACGCAGAGGTAGCTTCTAGTCCTGTTTCTTTTGGAACTCAAAGTGTAGGTACATCTAAAGAAGAAAGATCATATTCTTTCTTTGATGCTATTGAAGCTTCTAAATCAGGAAATGTTTCTGGATTAGTTAAGGAAATGGACCAGGAAGCTAGAATACAAAACCCTAATCAAGATTTTAGAGGTGTTGGTATTCCATATTCTGTATTAGAATCTCGTGGTAATAACACAGGATTAACAGCTTCTGCTTCTCCTTCTGATGTTCGTTCATTTACTGATGATATGTTCGCTGCTTCTGCCCTTGTATCAGGTGGAGCTAATTTCTATACTGGTTTAAGTGCTTCACAAAAAGTGCCAATCGTAACAGGAATTACTGCTTCATTTCAAGCTGAAGCCGCAGGTACTAATACTCCAGCAGGTGCTATTGGTGGAGCAGAATTAACTCCTAACACAATTATTGCTGCTACTAATATTTCTAACGCTGCTTTTGCACAAAACTCTACTATTGAGGCTGCATTTAGACGATCTATGGCTACTGCAATAATGGCTGAATTTGAGAAAAACTTATTGGCTGCTGGTGATGCAGCACAAGGACCAACTTCTATTTTCTTAGACTCTCCTTCTGCTGGTACAAAATGGGCTAATGCAGGTACAGGTGTAGTACAACCTATTGCTTCTATTCAAGCAATGACTAATTTAATGATTACTCAATTTAACGACACTAACAAAGAATCTGTTAAGTTGTTAATGAATGGTGCTGCATACAAAGGATTAATGGTTGAAGTTTCAGGAACAGCAGGTTCGGGTATATCAGCAGGAACTCTTAACTTACAAGATAGACGAGTTCTTAATGTTCCTTATATTGTATCTAACAATGTTGGTAATGATACTAATTCTGCTACTAGAGCAAGAGCATTGATGATCGATATGGAG